TCGGTATGGGGGCATGTAGTACTTATGATGTTGTTTCGATCTTAAAGAAATCGCGCCAGGAAATAACTGATTGTGAGATAAAGATTACATCACAACGCGCGGACAGCGACCCCAAGGTATTTACTGATATTCAACTTCATTTTATTGTCAGTGGCCACAATCTTAAAGAGAAGCAGGTTGAACGTGCCATCAAGCTTTCGGCAGAGAAATATTGTTCTGCTTCAATTAACCGATGTTAAAATCATGAACCAGTGTCCAGTATCGGTCTTTTTCGACAAATTAACGGATAATCCGATGATCAATGATTATCTATCTAATAATTCACGTTATTTCAAACCGTAAAGATTGCTAGGTTCACCAATGTTATCCAAAGACGATATTGTTAAAATTAATAATTTTTATTATATTCACTGCGATTTTCTATACGCAGATGATAAAAATCATATGGTGCGTGATCGGGCATTGTTTGAAACCAAGGCATACTGCATTCGGGCAAAATCATCATCCGAAACCAAACAAATGACGGTTTATCGCGTTGACAAAAAAACAAATGAAGTAACTGTTATCTTAACTGTGCTTGGTAAAGCAACCAATAATGGCAAACCAATAATCACCCTTTATTGTGACTTTAATAATTCCGAGAAAATTACAATTCCGTTTTTTAATACCACCTTATTTACGTTAATGATTGGTGTTTACGTTATTTGGCCTAAACTCCAACGCGCTCGCGTCAATATGCGATTTTCAAAAAATGTTATTATTTTTTATCGTTTGAATAAAAAAAATAACACAGAACATCATATCAAGAAAATAGTAGTTGAAAACTGTGATGCGTATACCTCTCTTTCGTGTGTATCCGCACTAGGTCATGTCCGCAACGATGACGATTTTAGTGGTAATATTACCCATATTCTAACCAATTTACTTACACGCATTAAATCATTCACCAAATATTATATTGCTGACCCGTATTCAAACGATATTCCTAAAAAACATAAAAATACATTAAACATTATTCGGTTGCTACACAATAATCATCACAATCACGCGCTGTCATTTATTGAGAACAGGCAGTTGACGGTAAAAAAGGTTGAGATTGGGTTAGATGAAACGACAGATCATTTATCGACCGATGAATTAATTGCAGCATATCGGTCACAAATTTTAGCAGACAGTATCACACAGTTGATTGCACCACACTATCATGCAATCGGAAAATATGTGCTAAAAAATTTGAAATCGTTGGGTGCCCATGATTTGATATGTTGTTCTGTTGACCATATATTGCTTGATTATAACAATCCCGATTATGACGATATAATTAATCGCCTGGACGACCAAGGGATTACCGTCATTACAGACTATTCCGGTGCAATTTACACACATGTTCCAACTAACATGCAAAAAATATTTTTACAAATTCTAACCAACGCATTGCCGAATTGCACAAATATTGCCGAAATATTATCCAATAACCAATGCATATCATGTCTTTTGACGGATGATATGTTGTCAGATGAAATGAAGCAATATATCGATACCAACATTCACCATAAATAATCGTCGCTAGGGCGGTTATTTTGCCCGTGTGATGCGTTCTAGCAAATTTAGGTAGGTTGGTGTGGGTCACATATTTACCGACGTGGTATGGCCCTAAAAATGGGCAATAAAAATAAAACACTTGAATATAATTATTTCCATGTTATTAATTAATCAGCAGATTAGGGAATATTAACATGAAAACTTTACGCGACTGGATGATGGACGAATATTTTGATAGCCATCAGTTCGACAAAAAATATGTCCGGTTGAATAAGATGCTGGATATTCCAATTGTCAAAGACAGCGATGAATTGTCAGTTGGTGATCATATGATCTGGCCGGAGTTCAAAGAAAAGAACATCCAGTCTTGGGTGGAACTTGAAAACGGGTGGTGTGTCGCATTCAACGAGAATGTCTCTCGGGGATGGTCTTTTCCCTTTAAAAAACTTCCATTGTCGCCTCGGATCAAAAAAGTCCAGACAAACAAAACTGATTATGAATTTCAGTTAATTTGATTTTAAAAACCGGAATTTATTGTCGGTTTTTATCATATTCCATAAGTGTTTTGATTGCATCTTTCCCTTCTTTTGTCAATTTTCTCTTTCCGATTCCTGCCCAAATATCAGTGGGTTTCGGAACATCAATGACCCTGGTCCATCCACTCTGCCATTGATACCATTGGTTCGTTATCATATCAAATAGCCATAGCGGCAAATCATTATTGGCCCCATGAATGTCAATAAACATTTGGGTTGCCCATGCAGTTCCACCTTCAACGTTGCCATTTATAAGATTAGATACCGCATAAACCGCAGTTGAATCTTTAACCTGATACCAGTTTCTCTGTAAGAGTTGTTTGGTATATTTCGACATTGGTGGATAATTACGTTTTAGCGTGGCATTTGCTCGGATCAATGCGTTATCTGCCAAATCAAGTTGACTATCACTTAATACTACAATGTCATCGTCGGGAACGTTTGTTTTTTGACTTTGGAATACCCAATGAATGACTTTATGCCCTGCCAAACCCGCAGTCATTCCCCAAACTGAATCCGCCCCATCAGCACCACCACTAAGACATATAGACACTGATAATTTATTATCATCGATTATTTTCATTATCCACCACTTTCATTTGATCACCAAAATGCATAAATAATATGGTCATATTTGCCACATCATTAATACCAATATGGATATAGTGTTCATGTATACCACGCAATTTGGTGCTTAATATTTTATAGTTACTTTTGTGGATGTTATTGTCACTAATCACCTTTTTTATTTGTTTAATCGTTCCCGTTCGAGTCATGCCACTCAAAACAGAAAAACACAACAAATAGTCATAATCACGCAGTCGCATCGATAATTTTCTTTCTGATTTCAGATTTCAATTTATCAAAATCTTGAGATTGATTTTCAATGACCAAATCAACTGGCGACGAAAGCCAGGACCATTGGCTATCGTGGATTTCACATTTTTTAAAATACTCGATAGCATTAATGTCCCCGGATGCCGCAGCTATACCAACATCTTCCCACGATGGAACGTTCGGTCCGATAATTTTTGCAATTTTCGAACCCATTTTATTAACCATTTCAATTTCATTTGGGTATCTTGCATCCACGATAACAATTTTTGCATCCACCGGCAAGATCGATAATCGACGTTCAACCGCATAAATCCAGATATTAGGGTTAAAATATTGGCGCATAACATCCGTGCCAATAATTTCCAGTGACTTTAACGGACAGAAATTTGGAATACCAAGTTTTTGCGCCCACCAGTAATCAATTTTCTCTCGTTGTTCTCTATGCTCTTTTGTGCGACCATCAATCATCACCCGGTCATAACCAAAAATACTGCATGATACGTCTTTCAATGCATCAGCAAAACTAAATGGCGAATAACCATGATATTTTTCAAGGATACTAGCGGTTATCGTTTTTCCACTACCATGATAACCAACTAACGTTATGATTTTCATAAAAAAAGTTCCCATATAATTTATATGGGAACTATATAATATTGTTGTGCTTTCACACAATATTTTTATGGATGCAATTGCATGTTTGCAACAACAGGTTGACACTTATCAACCGGTCCAAAAACATACGCACATGTGACAATCGGAATGAGATGTGTCACTTCCCCATCCTTAACAGGATAGGTTGGGTCAAACACCTCTGAAAACAACAGACCGGCATCAACCGATTTCAGCTTAACGGAAGAAAAATCCGAATATTTTGCAGCAAGGACAATCGTTGTCCCAAATGCACGATTATCCTTCCACTCTTTTAACCATTCTTCCATTTGCGTTGCCTGGCTATCGGAAATAATCCACTCCATTTTAGCCACAGCTTCATTTGCAGCATGCGCCGCCTGGGCCATTGCTTTACCTGGGTTCATGCTTTCCATGTCGGTCCGCATCAGAATATATAAACGAATGTCTTTCATTACTGATCACCTTTTTTTAGTAATGTGATATACATATACATATGCATACACCACACTAAAAAAATGTCAATCAAAAGTTTCATGTATATTGTCACTATCAACGTTAAACGTAGTGTTTTTTACCGTTTTGATTTGTCCAGGATAGAATGCCACCCAAATATCAAATCTCGAACCTTTATCATTTGCTGGCACAAAAATTCCGTCATACCCTAAAGACTTCGTTAATATTTTAAAAATATTTCGGTCTCTGCCAGCCGAATTAAATATATCATGAACCAAATCAATATCAGTATTATTATAATCATATAGCATATTTGTTGCCGTGTTTAAGACAGTTTGATACCCTAAATCGTTTTCATCACCATAATTACTTAAAAAGAATTCATCTTCTCGTGCGACTGCATTAATCAATTTCTTTAAATTCGCTTTGGTAATCGTTTTTCGATTCCAAGATAACGGTTTCTGTATTGATAAGTAAACCGAATATATAGTATCCCCAAACATTTTGGATTTGTCTATATCCGGTGTAAAATAAAAACCATTACCTTCCATTGTTCCAGTCTGACCAATGAATTGATCATCAAATACATCAAAAACTTTTTCACTACCATGATAAACGACTAATGGATTACCATTTTTATCCACAACTTTACTATCTCTAAACCATGCCTTGAAGGCAGGATTATCGGTAATATCCGAGGTATCATCTTCAATGATTGATTGAGAACGTCTAATGACCAACGGTTTTTGTTCGTTATCTTCTACTGATCCAGTCAGCGGTTTTGCAATAGAGGCGACACTTCCCGCAGATGTGCCTCCATCCGTTGAATCTTCACTTAAATCATAATTATTATTAGTTACGGAAACAATATCATAATATCTCATGTGTTTGCCTTAATATATTAATAATCATATTTATGTTAACGAAAATGATTTTTCATATTGCAATCGAACGGCATTATTTGATTTTATTGCTGGTTCACCTTTAGGCCAGGGTCTTTCCAGAACATATTTGGCATAATCAAGTGATGCTCTAGCAGACGTTGCAATTGCATCTTCGCCCATTGGAAACGGACCATGCAAGCATGATGCTGCATAAACAAATGATGCCATAGGGTCAGTCGCAATAACAGGTTCGGCGGCAGGCCACGGCCCTTTGATAACCATTTGTGCATATCTTGCTGTCTGTTTGGGATGTCTTAATATGATTTCTTCTGCCTCGGGCCAACGTGTTTTAAATCCCAACGCCTTTTCCATATATGACATTATAAAATCAATATTTTCCGATGCCAGAATTGTTGGTTCTCCCAATATGAACCGACCTTTTAACGTATCATTGGCATAAGATACCGATGCATCTGCGTTCGTTGCTATATATTTTTCAAGATCAGGTCTTGGGCCAATTTTTTTAATAAGCAATATCAAAAATTTGGGCGACTTTTTCAATACATTAACGATTTTTTTCATCATAACACTATCTACGGTTATGCTGTCACGCAACGCAAAATTATAAGCAAGTTCCGGTCTAGATAATATAAATGGAATGGCATCATCCGCAACCGGAACCGTATCATCCGACAATAATGCTATGTTCCCAACATCATTCAGTTTTTTTACAGTCAGTGTCCCTGCATATCTGGATATTTCATAATTTTTATACGCCTGATCTGCCTGATAATATGTCTGCCCTTCGACATACAAATAATCATTTGCAACCGTAATAAAATCTCGAACCGATTTCAAAAATTCGGGGGCATCCATACCAAATTTTTCAGTTGAAATTGAAAATACAACATTTGAAAATCCGTTTTTGTCTTTGGTAGTATTAATCAAAGGTTTAATACCCACCCTGGCGGTTGGATGATTAATATTCAGATCATCTGCCGTAATCTGATATGCCGTTAATTCACCCAACATATATTCGTCAAACCGTTTCATGCCTTGTGTTTCATCATCCAAATTCATACAAGATGTCCAACCACGGTCTGTTGATCTTCCCATATAATCATATGGATGACGTGTAATAACAGTAAGGATATTTGTAGATTTAGATGTAGAACGAATGATGTCTTCGTTGAAATTTTTCAACAAATTGGTATTAATCCGACTTAAAAGTTTACCAATTTTTATTAACCGATTATTTTTATCTTTTGCTATGCCTTTGATATAGTCAACAATGTCATATCCGTGTTTTGATAACTCGGTTTCAACTTTCTTTAAAGTATCACTTTGCGAAACATCTCTATCAACAATGTCAAGTTTTTTATATAAACGATACCCATTTTTTGACATTTTCCAACCATGTTTCTCCATATGTTTAAACAATTCGGCAAACCGATCTACATTGTCGCATAGCCCATATGTTCTCATAGTGTTCTTGTATTTTGATAAGGGTATCGATTCCACTATTCTTGACCCAATAATATCTGATATTCTCATATTGTTATATTCTCTATTATTTTGGCACTACCGCACAAATATTCATAACGGGAACCTTCGGATAATTCTGCATTCCAGTAGTTTTTGGCATATTGAATTATTTGATGTTTATTTTCGTATATGGTTTCATCACCTAATATATTACTTTCACATATCATGTAAATCTCACCATACCATTTAATATTACATTTATGTATATTGGTTAATGGTTCCACCACGTATACGTAATCAGTATACCCGCCCATATAATCAATATCGGAAATCGTTGATGCCAAAAACACGGCATTCATCCGCGAAATTGCATTTTGTGGCCGATATTTTTCCAAATATTGTTCAACCATATTAATTGCATCTTGTTCAGTGTCATCCAAAAAAGGATCATTTGCCCGAACATAACCGTATTGTTGAGGGGAAAGAATTGTGTTTAAGGGCAATTTGTTTCGCGAACCATGATAATAATTAATCCCGGTTTCGGCTTCCCGCACAATGTTAATGATATTTCTCACCCTATGACCAACCCATATCCCTCGTGGCTATCGATCAACGTTTTAATTTCGAGTTCCAGCCGTTCAAATTCGGCAAGGGCTTCCTGTTTTAACGCGTCCCCATTCATCGATATTCCACCTTGTGGACCCGCCACACTACTGAATTTAGACCTGGCTTCACCCATGATCTGTTTACATACTGCAATTGTGTAATCCCGCATCCAGGGGCGAGAATAAACATCATTTAACAGTATTTCCTCCGGGCGGGCATTATATACATGCAAACAAATAGTTTCCTGGTGCATAAACCGACGATGTAAAGTAAGTTTTTTCGTTCCCGTGTCCCAAGTGTATTGTATATCACGACCAAACATTCTGCCGACCATTTCCTGAAATCCCATTGCCAGATCATATGTCGCAAGAAAACCAGCCCCAGAATTACCAAGCTGTCCAGGATTTTGAATCATGTAGATATTATTTGTAAACGAAAGGCTAAAAGGATCGATAGATGCACCGGTTCCAGCACCGGTTCCACCCATTGTTCTACGGTATATTGATCTAACTTCTTGCACCTCATTTGGTAACACATATGATTGCACATCTGGTTGGGTATCTAAAAATACAAAACTTTCCTCTATCGAATTACCCGAACGCTGACGATAACGCGACAACGCTTTGTCCAGCGCAATGTCGTAATGTTCAGGGTCAAGTTCAAGATCAATTATGCCGCTACCTAACAGCAGTCGGACTTCTTTGAGTATCTGGGCACGAGCGGGTGACATCACAATTTTCCTCACATATGACATTTAATATATTTATGGTTTTTGGTTGCCAATATCGAAAATTATGGTAGTGTCGTCATCGTATAGAATAAAACTCATGGGGGAAGTTATCATGAAACATCAAATATGGCTCAAGGGTGAAAACACCCCGTATTCTGATCCCAAGTTGTTAACCCATCCACAAATACACAACGAAGATGGCCCCGCAATCATCATTCACGATGATGATGGCAAACTGCAATCCGTCATTTATATGAAAAATGGGAAGTTGCATAACCCGGATGGCCCCGCGATGGTCCGTTATAATAAGGGTAAACCGGTCAATGCCCGCTGGATTGTTGATTCCGTTCTACACAACACGAATGGCCCCGCTATTATCGATTACGATGCTGATGGCAAGGTTCGTAATTATGAATACTGGATTTTGGGGAAACACATCGAAAACGGTTCGGTCTACGACTGGGCCAAGAACATTGGTGTTGACCCGGCGCAAATGTCATCAGTTGCCGAACATCTTTTTGTTATGAATTTTTCCCCGGAATTAATGCGGTGACTGAAAATAATCAGGAATTAAAAATGTGGTTGGTATGTCGAACAGACATTGATATGCCGCGACCAAAAGCTATGGGACAAGCCGGTCATGGCTTTAGTTTGTGTCTTGTTGCCGCAATGAATAAGAATCCAAATCTCGTGCATGAATATAACACAAATTCGTGCCCAAAAATTGTGATCGGTGCTAAAAATATTGCGGCACTGGAACGCGCACACCGTGAATGTGTGGATGCCGGGTTATTTGTATCGCCAATTATCATTGATGCAGCAAGAACACATTTTACCGAACCTACCGCAACGGTTTTTGCGGTTGGGCCATGCTATCGGAATGAACTTCCTACTTTCGTTCAACGCGCACAGCTATTGAAACAATGAAATATGGTGTCAATTATATGCAATTTACAAAATATAATCAGCCACCAGAATTGGTATTGGATATGATCCAGGACACAATGTTGTATCATTTGTAATTGAACGGAATATTCACATGGCAACATACCAGTTTGAATCTTTTCTAAAATGTCCGATATATCATGGTTTTGGAAAATCGACTAGCAAACGAAAAATTTTCAATAATTTTACGGTGGACACGTTTGAAACTGCATACAAACGGTATCTGCGTTGTCGGGATGCTGCGAAATGGGAAGCTAATCTGATTTCAATTTCGAATGAAAACAAATTATTATATTCGACCGTATCTGGTATTAATAATAAAGAAATCGACATTAAACCATTCATCAATAAACATTATATTACCGATGAAATTGCATTTTCTATGCTTAAAATGGAAATGGCGTATGCAGTCAAATGTATAAAAGGATATAATATTAAAATGTTTAAATTATATGATTTAAATGATAATTTAATCGGATATTGTAATAATGTTTCCCCATTAAAACCCGAAGTTATATCGCCATACTTAATTGGCGTCAATTATCATATTACTAATTGACCCGAAATAAGGAGTTATAATATGGCAAACGAAACGATCAAACAATATCAGTTTGAATATAAACCATGTCCCAATAGATTTACTATTGGTGACATTATTAATAACATTCATAATACATCAGTTTTTGAGACAACCAATTTCAAAGATGCATATATGTATTATATCAAAAAAACAATCCCATTAGTATCAGAATTAATTAACATATATATGATTGAAAATGATGAAAAAACATTACTATATAATTATTTAACCGGGATTTTAGTGTCAGATGATAATGTTATTAAACATATAAATTATTCTAACAATTTAATATCATTTGATCAATCATTTTCTATACTTAAATTGGAAATGGGATACGCGATTAAATCAATATGCAATGTCGCAACAGTATTTCATTTATATGATAATGAACATAATATAATTGGTGCATGTGCGAAAATTGATTCTGATAATTTAGATATACGAATTGATAGAAATAAAAATTATATAATTATTAATGGGCATTTATACAGGGGTTAAACGTAGAAATGGCAGAATATCAATTCTTATGGAAAACAACCGGTTATGATGATGCTTCACGCAGAATTATTAGTAATTATATTTCGGTGTCAAAGGATTGTGACTTTATTACCGCATGTGAAAAATTTAACAATAAATGCAAAAGACATAACCCTAATCCGTATGACGCTACTAAACAATTACAATTGATTTATAGTATCACCGATAATACGTCTACATGTGAAACAATTTATGATCACAACCTTGGTTTTTATGACTGTGCGGAAAGTCGTGATTATACAAAAAACATTGTCCCGAATGACCGATATATCACACCATCCGTCGCATTCACTATGTTAAAATTAGGCGGATATTATGCAGTAAAAGATACGGCAATATGTCTGCCAACTTTTTTTGGTATTTTTGACCTGGATAATATTTATGTAGGTGCAACGGAACGTATTGAATATAATAACACAATAAAATGGAAAGAGTATAATAGTATTATAATTAGTATCAATCATCTTACTGATAGCTAAAGTGAGAATCGTTGAAATGACAATTAACACTTATACATTTTGTTATGAAACCACCTTTTATAGAAAATCAAAAGGATGGATTGAAAGCAAGATTACTCGTGAATACAAAACGGTTATCGAATCAGATAACTTCACGGATGCATATTATGGTTTTCTACATCGTCGAAAATATAAATCACCCGCAATATTAAAGCAGGTTATACTTAATACATCAGATAACATTCAAATACAATTATACCATAAATTTTCAGGATTTTCAAATTACGACAATTCTGTATTTGAATATATTGACGGATATAAACATTTATTACCGTTAGATAATGTATTCGTTATGCTTAAGTTAAATATGGCATATGCGGTAAAACATATAACCGAGATAATGACGTTTTTTGAAATATATGACCCACAAGGACATCTTATCGGAACCTGTTACAATATTAATTTCAAAAAAAATATACAATATTGTTATTATCCAAATCGAAATCTACTAGTTCTTAATAGCGATTTACTCTAATAATAGTGGTTAAACGATGACAAGATATAAATTCGCATGGAAAACAATTTATATAAACGACAGTTACATTAATACAACATCACGTGTTTTCACAAGAATATACGATGCTGATTATTTGGATGCGGCTTTTAGTAAATATGAAAATTCATGTTTAAAAAAAGAAAATAAAAGAACATTACTTTATATCTATATTATGTCTGATAATTATGGTGGTCCAGGCAAAACAATATATGATTTAAATACTGGGTTTACCGATTGTATTGATTTCGTCATGAAATACTTTATTGATTCCAATAATTATATTTCACCGTTACAAGCATTTACCATGCTAAAGATGGGTGCAACAATTGCACGTAAGAATACCGATTCATATAAGCCAACGGTATTTGATCTATTTGATACTAAACATAATTATGTCGGGTCTACTGAACGTATTGAATATCAAAACTCGATAAAGTGGTATAGATCAATATCTCACATGGTAACAGACACATCTATTTTGTATAATATAAAAGAACATGATTGAATAAATACTCTTAAATATTGGAGTATATTGGCAATGCCACGATTATCATTATGGAATAGTGGAAAGAAAGGCAACGATTATAAATTTTTTGACCGAACTATTTCTGAATTTTTTTATGTTTCAGGAACGGCATGCTATATTCATAAGTTTCTTGGCGTTCATGACCAGTCCGACGAACAAGATCAAGAACCAAATGTCACGAGTATTCAAGACATCGTATTGCTCGAAAATAGAGATCGAAAATATAGTGACCAGGTATATGAACTCCCTGGCATCTACAATGTATCTGACAGTGATTTTGACCTGCGTCAAATGGGTTTCTTCCTGACCGGGGATACCATCTACATCGAGTTCCACCTTAATGACATGATCAATCTATTAGGCCGCAAATTGATTGCAGGTGACGTTATTGAATTGCCGCATTTGCGCGATGATACTGGTTTGGATATGAGTAAACCAGCGATTCCCAAATTTTATGTGGTTGATGAAGCAACCCGTGCATCGGATGGTTATTCAACAACCTGGTTCCCTCATATCTGGCGGGTTAAAGTTATCCCAATGACCGGCGCACAAGAATATCAAGACATCCTCGATAAACAAGCAACTGATCCATTCGGTATAACACAAAGTGGTCCTATCGGTGACTTAATGACCACCTTGGGCACTGAACTGGGAATTAACGAAGCGATTATTGAAGAAGCGAAAACGCACGTAGCTGCCAGAAATTTTGATAATCGGCAGTTTTATATCCTACTTGATTTTGATGGTGGGCCACCATGGGTTCACACCGGTGATGGTATTCCACCTAATGGGGCAGAATTGCTTGGCTCGGGCACTAAATATCCAGATGATGCTGTTGAGGGAGATTATTTTTTACGAACCGATTGGGCACCACATACTCTTTTTCAAAAGACGGGCAGCAAATGGAAAATAGTTGAACAAGATTATCGACGAGGACATTGGTCTTCTGCACATCGTCTATTGGAAGATTTTATCAATCAGAACGGAACGTCAACATTTTCCGATGGATCAACTGCACCAACAAAACAAATGTTGTCACAAGCACTTAAACCGAGAGCGGATTTTTAATATGAGAAATTTTATCGATATTATAAATGAATATCACGAATGGGAAGAATGGGATAGCTATGAACATAAAGACATAAAAACCCCTTCATTTCCTGACCCAACAACAAACCCAAATTTTGTTAGATGGTTTGGTAAATCAATCGTTGTTGATCATAAAACAAAAAAACCATTAGTGGTATTTCGTGGAGAACATGGTGATACAAATGGGAATTTCTTATCACGCAGATCAAGTTTAACCTTTAGTTCGTTTCATTCAGCAAATTCATATAGCTTATCACCAAATGATCGTGATGATTTATATGCATCCAACCCACATGTATTTCCATGTTATTTAAAAATCGAAAAGCCATTTATTGTGCAATACACTGATCCATATGTCGAATTTAGCGATATGTTGCGAATTGCACCGTTAACGAAAGTGATTGAATTAGCAATCAGATTTGAAGATGGCATTTATAACACCGGTAATTGGATGGATAATTACAGTGATGATTATGATTCCGTAGAAGAATTGCTCACACAAAAACCAGAAGAAATCAAAAAACTATACACGTTAGCTTTTGAAATATTGGATGACGCGGAATGTGTTTCATTAATTAAACAGGCCGGGTATGATGGGGCAATACATGGGGGATTTGGTGTAGAACATGATGCAGAGTATCGAGTTTTTGATATTCGGCATGTTAAATCAATCTTTAATAATGGTTCATTTAATCCATCATCAACAAATATTTCAGAACAACAAAAAGGCGGGGATTAATCCCGCCTTTTATTTGTTGTAGAAATGAGAAATAATGTATTCAATTAATTTTGTTGCTTTTCTTTTACTATTTTCAGATGGTCCACCCATATACACACTTGGGTGATCAAAATGCCCAGCTAATAATGATTTCATTTCATCTGATTGCAAGAATATCTCAATTGTTAATTGTGTCTGTTTAACGATTAACATTAAATTGTTATCAGAACAAATATCGGAACGTTTGTATTGATTAATTTGTTCTTCCCAATAATTGTTACTTACTGGTCCGTGTTGATTTTCATATATCGAACGACATAACATTTCAATCGTATTATTCATGTGTGGTTTTCTTGTGTTCCTGGTATTCATGTGTGTTTTCCTTGTGTAATACTGACATAGATATTCATTATTATCTCTTTGTGTATCTTCTTGTGTTTTTACGTATTTCTTTGTGATTCGTTCTGCAATTATCTCTTTGAGATTCTTTCTGTGATTATCTCTTTGTGTATTTCTGTGTGATTCTTGACACATTTGTTTATTAACAATTTCCTAATGCTTGTTTAACAAGTTTCTAACACGCTCACATGCGTTCGCTAACTTTTCATTGAAGCATTGTTTATTGTAATACTTATTTTTTAAAATCAATTCTGATAGATTTAACGTCACTTAATCCCCCCTGTCACCAGAATAATAGAAATACATCATAAACCACATTATTAAAAAAATAATGGGTTGATGCATTCCCAAACAATTCTGATAACAGGGGGGTTACGTAGATACAAAATCTGATGAGTTTGTAGCCATTCCAGAAGTCACTTAATGCGTTTATAGCATTAGCTGGTGGTTGCCCGTATCCAGCATGCGCGACCCAACCCCTTGCACGTGATTTGCACCTAATAATGGGATAGTTACCGCAATCATCCTTACTTTTGCTTTTTTTAATGATGCTGATGCTACCCAGGTTATCACGTTTAACGCAACAACGGTTACGGCCTTTAATAAGGTCCGAGTAAATATACCATGCATTGGAAGGACACGATATATTTGGATGGGTATCAAAGTGTCAAGACATTGCCATCCTCGTTATTGTTTAGGGCCTTTTTTCGGGGCAAATCCCCGACGAGCAGCAGTCCCGTGTTACACGGTCCTTCTCGGTTGCTGTTCTAGCATAACGCCCGGTCCCTGATTCCCGGTGATATTTTTGGGGTGGAAGTGACCCCGACTACTTCCTGAACTGTATGATTAGGACAGTATCATATCATCAATTTTTGAGTCAATATTAATCAGAAAATTGTTGTCAACGATAAAATCAATGATATTTAGTCTTTAAAATAGTTGACAATTATATTTTTTGGTGAGTTTGAATTTTTTTTATAAATAGTGTCGAACCAAAATTACAGGTGACACTATGAAAATATCAAAAACTGGGGTTGCATTAATTCAAGAATTTGAAGGACTTGAACTGGAATCATATCAAGATTCGGTTGGTATATGGACTATTGGTTATGGCACTACTCGAAACATTCATGAGGGTATGGTTATCACCGAAGGACAGGCAACGCAATTTCTCGAAAAAGACGTATCTGAAACCGAACAAGCGGTAAACAACATGACATCTTACCCAATTAATCAAAATCAATTTGATGCCTTGGTATCATTTGCTTATAATGTGGGCATAACCGCACTGCGTTCTAGCACATTGATGCGCAAACTCAATGCGGGTGATGTTGATGGTGCTGCAAATGAGTTCCAGCGCTGGGTTAGAGCAGGCGGGAAAGTCCTTCCTGGGCTGGTAAGACGACGAGAAGCCGAACGCGCACTTTTCATTTCTTAACATAAAAACGGGTGGTTAGTTCACCCGTTTTTTATTAAAAAGGTTTTATATGTCTGATCCATTGAAGAACAAAAAATTCTGTGTTCTCCCTTTTATTCATTTTTCTAATCGGCCCACTGGAAATATTCGGTTGTGCTGTGAAGCAGAGAGTCCGCATGACTGGTTATTAAATGATGGCAACACCGCCGCCATTGGCCGGGACGATTTCATGGGGGACGTTTGGAACTCGGATTATATTAAAGATGTTCGCAAAAAAATGTTTGCTGGTGAATATGTCAAAGAGTGTGAAACCAGATGTTATTTTAATGAATCCGTGGGCATTATGTCGAAACGGGAACGTGCAAACGAACGATGGTTAACCCCGGATGTCGTTGATAGAGTTGTCAAAGCAGCAAACAATGATATGCATGTTGCCGAACCGCCCAAATTTATTGATGTTAAACTCGGCAATCTATGTAATTTATCATGTCGTATGTGTTCAGCAGTCAGCAGCACCCGGTGGTTGAATGATGTTAAAATGATGTCAGATGATCTTCCACCAGAATATGACAAAAGTGTGAAACGTGGTCAGGCAATCACCCGGTGGTGGGATTCAGCAACATTTGAAAAAAACATGATGGATATATTACCATATGTTGACGTTATTCAAGCAACGGGTGGCGAACCATTTTTAAATAAAAAACTTTTGGAAATTATAGAGAAAATACCGGATGAACAATGCGCAAAAATGTCATTTTGGGTATCATCAAATGTCCAGCATATTGATGACCGGTGGTTCGTTGCCTTATCTCGATTTAAAGATGCCGGTGTAAACGCCAGTATTGATGCGACGGGCAAAGCATTGGAATATATTCGTCAACATGCCGAATGGGATACCATTGTCGAAAACATTTACCGCCTTGAAGAATGTGGGACATCATTAAAAATATCATATACCCATCAACTCTTTTCATTGGAATATTTGCCATCATTATATGACTTTGCCATATCGCGTCGTTCTGGTAAAAAAAAGATGATGGTTCAACCGCATATTCTTCGGTATCCCATCACATATCGTCAATCGATTTTGTGTGATGACGGTCGTAATCATTTCGTTCAAAAATATCGAGATTATTTGGCATCGCAGAATTTGTTGTCCGATCATGATAGAGAATCGATTGAAGCAATTATCAATGATTTGAACAACGGTCAGCATGACCCAGATACTCTATCCAAATCGCAGCACGTCACCCGAACAATGGATACTTATTATAACCGAAATTTTGCAGACGTATTCCCTGAACTTAATCAGTTTTTAAAATGGTGATAAATACCCATATAGCTATTATGGGTAATTATAATGTTTCAAGGATTAGACTATTGGTATGATGGACAAATCCGCCGCTATCTTGATATGATGGTGTTGGCACTATCCGGGTTTAAATGGGAAGGTGGTCGTCGCAATGGGGATGCACCACAACAGCATGTGACACCATGTCGTATTGCTTCTCGGGATAAACAGATTGCGACGATTATGCAAAACGCATCAGAAAACACTATTTTAACCGTTCCAATGATAACCGTTGCGATGTCGGGTTTACAGATGCGCCGGGAAGATTTACAACACCCTGGACATATTTCAACCGTCCAGGCAACGGAACGAGAAATTGATCCATTAACACAAAAATACACCAATAAACCCGGTGTTCGATATACGGTAAGACGGATGATGCCGCGTCCATTCAATTTAATGATACAAATTGATATTTGGACTTCAAATATGCAGCAGAAATTACAACTTTCGGAACAGATTTTGACTGTATTAATGCCAGGATTTGACATTCAAAATTCGGATAATGCGTTAGATTGGTCATCTGCTACTACCGCAATGCTCGAAGATGTTACATGGTCAAGTAGATCAATCCCGGTAGGCCAATCCGATGATATTGACATTATGACAATAAATATCCGAATTCCGATCTGGCTTAATCCCCCGGCAGAAGTGACGCAACAAAAACTTATTCATCAAATCAATACCAATATCGGGTATATCGATTCCGTTGATGACGATGATTTTGATAGGTTCGAACAACAAATCGTGACTCCTGGTAATCACATGGTATCGGTTCAAAATGGAACGGTGAAATTATTGGGTGAAAACGGGACGGATACATCCGTAACATGGGATCATTTGTTGCGGGAATATGGCCGAACCTCGTTATCAAGCAGATTACATATCAAAACATTAACTGACATTGAAGATGATTCTGGCGATATTATTGGAACATTTGCAGTTGATGCAAATGATCCGCAAATACTTAATTGGTATATTGATATTGATACCTTGCCCGTCAATACCTTACCACCGGTTACTGCGGTTATCGACCCACGTAAGACCACACCAATCAACGGAGATATTGTGCCGATTGAGGGGGCACGGTATTTGGTCATTGAAAATATTGCACCAGGAACACAAGCATGGGGACCGCTTTCGGCCCGAACTAATGATATTATTCAATACGTTAATGGTAGTTGGATTGTGTCATTTGACTCGAATAATTCTACTGCCACCGAATATGTGGTAAACCAAACATCAGGTAGTCAAATGCGATTTAGTAATGGTGAATGGCTAATGGCGGTGGATGGGGTTTATGCCCCTGGATACTGGCGCTTATTCTTACAATAAAAAGTGAGGACCGAAATGCTTTATCCTATTGGTGAACAAATGCTGTTTCCAGACGAGCGGACACTTTCTTATTTTAGAGAGTTTGCGGATGGGCCAATCGTTATTAAAGAGCCTAGGGTGCCGACAATTTCAATTTTTACTCTTATTGAAAATCGAAAAGGGTTTATGGAAAAACATGGGTTCACCACCATTCGACTATTGGATGTATCCCAACATGATCCATATTGGACAATATGCCGAGAACTTTCACGGTTGGGAATATTAGTAGGATCAATATTAGAAAAAGGGTGGGTGTGGGACTTGCAACAACAAAAAATTATGGTTGACCATTCATGCGCATTCTGGCATATTGATCCGAATGATGTTATATCATTTGATATAACCGGGGAAATTCCCGATTTTCGTGTTTCCGTAATACAAAAAAGGTAAAATCAATGGTAGTTGCCGCTAAATCCAACCAAAATACATATTTATACGACAATTCGAAAAGACCACAACTGGTTGCACCAAATGAAGTATTTGTTGCATTTTTTCAGCGGTTCGCATCCGATGGTATTATCGATGATTCCCGCGATGCCAATATGATCAAACTGATGGTTCAGTTTGGTATTCTTGCCGAAACTGAACGCGGGTTTAAATTGACGGAACTCGGGGTTAAATGCAAAACCGCGATTTCAAACAATATGGTCTGGAACTTGGATGCCGGATCGGAAGACTATAATGAAACCGTGACTTTCTGGATGCGGTTCGGTCCCACCAATCACCCAAATGCAAATCATGAATGGCTGTTAAACATGCCAGCATTGCCAGAATTGGCCGAAAATTTGTCATACATCACCCTTGCAAAACTTCGAGGCGATAATAATGATGGTGGACCAGAGGAAAATGATTAATGACTAAATTAATCAACAAAATCGGTTGTTACAATTTTAAAAATAGCCGATTTCTGGTTGGTGATGGTGATTACATGGTTAGTAAAGATATGATTCGCGTTTTTCGTGAATCATATCTTCGTAATATGTTAATCTGTTCCTGGAATTTAACCCCGGTGCAAATGGAGAAGACGTTCATTCCATTAAAATTTATTGATTTTATTGAACGAAAAATAATGTCGTTGGAAAAGTTACATGTCGTATATGATATGAACGATGGAAATCATATGCCCGCTCATATATTTGATTCATCTGATATGCAGGTTTCTGTATATTCAATGACATTAGTTACCGATGCACAGAAAGAAATTATACATGGTTCGTCTGACTAAAGATGATTGGGATAACGTATCCGGCTCAATATATTGGGTTGAACTTAATATTCGGAGACGCGGTTATGCATGGAATTATACACCTATCGACGAATTACGTAAGACAACACCAATTATTGATGACGTTATGACATTCGTCGAAAATAACGCATCAGGTTGGTGGTATGTTGAAAATGATAATAAAACCGTGACATTGGTATTCGAGTTAGAAGCAGACCAAACATTATTGTATTTTCGGTTTGGTGATCACGAAATTTGAAAGGCATGAAATTCATATGACTTGGTATATGTTGGGTTATGATAATTATTTGCTTTCATTATCGTTATCAAAATACGCGAATGCCACCATTGGGTGGAAAGCCATAGATAATATTGGCAAAAACTCTAATATTGGCAAAAACTCTAATATTGGTGATAAAAATAAAATCCCGGATTATGTTATTAATAATTCCGCAACCCCATACGTGTTTGAAAATAAATATGCCATCACGGATTTTATTATTTATGGCATCAATAATATTTTAACAATAAAAGCAACAAAAACCAGGAAATTAATTCAAACCAACCATGAACCATCAACACCTTGGTTTGGTGGGTCAATCAAATTTGAAGATTACTTTATATATAAATTAACATTAAATGATATTACCAAAATCGATATTGGTTCAATTGCCAATCCTAACTTAAATCGGATATTATATAATGTGTCTGTAATTACAAATACAGATGATGATGCATTGAAATTGACTCGATCTTTATATCGACATCATAAAACACGTTTTACCACATTCAAGTATTTAACGCATCTCGATAATTATTATTTCAATAATGATATTACGCAGGTAAAATCGGCATTGGGAGATAATGTCTTTACCAAAAATTATACCTCTACTGTTTTCATTAGCGATATTAGCAGTTTAGTTTGGATGCAGTTTTCTTTGCCCAAAGTGAAAAAGATTTGGGACTTACATACGTGTGAATATATCACCATATCCCAAGCTATCGCACGGGAAGTCCAGAAATTATGATTATCCAGTCATTGAACGTTATCGGTCTTTACGGACATTACTCGTTTCGTTTGAAATTTGGACGGAAACTGACCGCGATTGTGGGCATAAATGGCACGTATAAATCAACAATTTGTCATATTATCACTTGCCTAACCGGACATCCTGACACAAATGCACTATGTAGCCGCATATTTGTTGCCAAAATTACCTTGGTTGTCAAAGACGATGACGGGAAAATAAAGACATTTGACCATAGCGGGTATTTGACCGAAGATGTGACTAGTGCGTTTAAAAACACGTTAATATCACAAAGTAGTCAGGGTTGCGGAGACTACGGAAAACGTTTTATAAATCAACCAGGTATGGTATTTAATAAAAATGACTACCTGAAAATGAAGTATGATGTTTATCGCAAAATGAATAAGTATGACCTTATGCTATCAGATGGTCAACGGACCTTTATGGATATAATATTGGGTATTCCAAATGAACAAATGCCATATATTTTGGATTGTCCAGAAACCAGCTTAGATATATCAGCAACGCGAATATTAGCGGGTAAGTTATCTGGCATTGTAAATCAAGTTATTATCGTAACGCATTGTCCTACAATGTTATGCGGATTGGATATATCTGGCGATGGGCAGCGTGAATACGATATGGGAGAACTTATTTCACACAAATAGACAACATTTTGTGATATTCCGGTTTCTCGCATAAAAAAACCCTTGGTATTATTAACCAAGGGTTTTTTATTAGATTTGGCTTTGGTTAAATTTCGAACCGCATGCCGAGCGAGCCATCATTTTTAATAAAAAGGGTAACGTTGTGAAGTTTGATCATCGAATTGACCATATCGCGGAGAGCAGTCAGTTCGCTCATGGTGTTTTCCAACGTCGTTTTTTGGGGGCTGGGGGCAGGTTCCGCAGGCTTGGTAGGCAGGGTAAGAGTTTTTTGTTTAACGCCCACTGACGCCTCTTGTGAGGCCGTGCTGGATACGTTTGGTGTTGCCAGGACCACCGGCTTTGTTGCCGCTTTCGGCTTTGTTACTGTTACCGATACCGTTTTTGTCGAAGATGTTTTAGGCAGCGTTTCCTGGCTAATATTCAGGGAGCCGGTTGTCCCGATTTCTTTTTCCTTGCTGGTATAACTGGAATACTTCGGTTGGGGTGCAATTGTGTTTGGTTTGATAACGGCATAACCGTCATAAACAACCATTTCAATGTCAGTGATCGCGCTTTCAGGCCAGTCGGCACCGGATTGCTTCAAAAATGCGATTGCTGGTGTTGAACGAATACCACGGCTGACTGCATGCGTAGAATATTTCTTCGCGTCGGTGGGAATATCCGCATAAACATTTTGCACTGGTTTGATGGTGATGGTCCCATCTGATTTTGGTTCGAATAATAACGGTGCTGGCCGGGATTTCCCGGTAATCAATTTCCAAACGGCAGGGTCAAAAGTAAAATGAGCCAACTTCCCAGATGTCGAATATTTGATGGTGGTGGTCTGTTGGGACTGATGAACCTGTGCTTTTTTGGAATTCACATGCATTTTATTTAACGCCTTTGCTGTTTTGTTATCAACTACGCATCGCGCATGATCTTTGAAGGTGTTAAGATCGGCAAACGAAACGCCCGTCTTAACTGCATCTTCAACCCGCTTCATACGAGACTCTAAATTTTGCTCACTTCGCCCGCGAGTGGTGTTGTTATCAAACAAAATCACCCCCGATTGATGGGTAAAAACCAATCGCTGATTCTGCGAGGTCATTTTCCATCCTTCTCGGTGCCGAAGCACCGAACTCATGGATTTTGTGTTTCGCATTAACCTAACTCTCACATGGTGTTATACCAGAACATAATAATCTCACAACACGGAGATAAGTTCAACCGTTATTCTCGAATTTTCTCGTTATCAATAAATTCGGCCCATTCAGGAATGAGAGCGGCGATGGAATTACCACGATGCTTTTCAATGCCCTGGGTGAATTTAACAAACGCATTGAAATGTTTGTCATACCAGCTTTCGCTTTGCATATAATTAACAACTTGATCAATACGATCAAACCAAATTTTTGATTGGTCCGGCGAATCAGGGCAATCCGTATATTCATCGGCAGAATGAGACGCTTTCCAATTCAATAACCGATCCGCTGCGATTTGTTTTAATTTGTCCGGCAACACTCTTATATTCAGGTGATCCGGGTGATCCAATACGTTCAGATAGGGGAACGATGTGATGTTTTTGAACTGAACCAGGTAATCCATGAGCGGAGTGATCGACAGAATGTTGTGTGCTTGAATACAAGCATGCACACCAATCATGATCTTACCATTTGCTGCCATGTCATTAAGGGTATGCAAATTCTTGTCGATCACTTTCCATACCGAAGGATAACGAACGTAATCATTGATTTTGTCATAGCCATCAATCGAGACATTGAACAATACCTTATCAAATTTATCCCAATACTGAATGGCCCGAACCGGAACATTAGTCAGATTTGTGTTGTATTTAATTGTCATATTTTGTGCATATCCGCGATTAATGCACAATTGCAGCAAATCAAGATGGGCGTCGGCAAGCGTTGGCTCTCCCCCGGTAAAATAAATTTTAGTTATTGTCGATAAATGGGGTTCAATCGTGGTGAGCCAGCTATGATTATCCGGCCATGACATATTGTTGGTTAGATGATTGTGTTCATCTTCTGTCAATTTTACCGGATTAACATCATTCCATTCTTTTAACCATTGGTTTGATGAAAATGGAGAACACATCACGCATTTGATATTGCACTTATTACCAAGACGCAAGTCAAGGTAAATAACATTGATGGGTGTGCTACCATCAGCATCCGTGATTTCTATTGGGTTCGGCACATACTTTTGGTAATTTTTATTTGCGATCATTCGCGGCGAACGCATTCCCTGGGCTTCTTCGCGGAAACATTTTGTGCATGTATTCGGTCGTTCTCCGGCCAACATTTGCAATCTGATGTCGCGATTGGTTTCACTATTCCACGCTTCTTCGGCAGTAGAGTTGTGTATTTTATGTTTCTTCCCGTTTGTCTGTAACAGATTATTGGGGGGAACAGAATTACAGCAAACCCGGAATGACCCGGATGGTGATGTTGCAAGATGCATCCATGGTAGAGCGCAAAAGGTGTTAGATGTCATATTGAATACTCCTAAATTTGAGTATGCAATATATCAGAAAGGGTTGGGAAAGTCAGGTTAAAATTGGTGCCACGTTTTTTATCTAACATAGCAATATAATGAAAAAATGTTGTCGTTAATTTTGATCGATCTTCGCTCTTGACATATGATGAAACCAAACTGTTGTTGATATGTGAATGATTTACCGGCGATATGATCCTGGCATCAAGATAACTTGGCGCACGCACTTTATTGAAACTGGGTTGGCGTGTCATTTTTTTGAAATTTTGATCGTTAATCCAAGATACAATTTCGTCAATATCCAAGGCATTTAATGCTTGCAGGGTAATCCTGAAATCATATGTAAGACAATCCGGGCCAGTATCAATTTTCCTAATATTATCAATAAATGATGCAAGTGTTTGTGGGTATCGTATGTAAAATGATTTATCCGGGTTGCAATGTTCAATGGATGGCATCAATCGAACATGATTAAAATGTTTCCATATATCAAAAGCATTTTGTGGGATAATCGACATATTGGTATTGTAAACCAGATCGATATTTGCTGCCCTTTTTTCTGAAATAAGTTTTTCAAGAACGATAAAATGTGGGCGATCCAGTAATGGTTCTCCACCTTGAATATGGATGCGATTAACGTTTTTACATTTGTCAATCATTTCGTTGAAAACTTTACCGGTATCATATTTTCGTGGTTGATTATGATGCCAGTTCAGCGTTGATGTTATTGTTTCATCCATTGATTTGCTAAGCATGTATTTCTTTAACTCACCCCATTTGCTTGAATCCTCAACATTACACATAACACATTGTAGATTACATGTATTATTCAAGCTAATAGAGACATGGGTGATATTATCAAGAGATATACCAACGGGTTTTGTATCTGTCATTTCCACTTGGCGACGTGATGGAATACCGGAATCTTCATCCTGTTTGCACTTGCGACATGCTGATGGGAATACGCCAGCATTCAATGATGACCGAATGTTATTCATGTTTTCGGAGAAAAACCAGTCTTCCAGTGGTTGTTCATCTACCATAATTTTATGATCTTTCGAGCCATAAAATGAATAATCCGTCACTGAACCACAGCAAACTTGACCATACCCAGACGGACGAATGAATAAATGATTCCAGGGTAAAGGACACCATGTCATTGCACAGTGATACTCCAAAATCCGGTATTGCTATCTTTTTCAAACGAATGATGGAAAGTTGCTCGGGCATCGTCTACTTGGTCATGGACATCCTGCCGGTGCGGCCAGCCATGAAACCCAATAATTTTTCCTCCCTTACGAACTTTCGGTAACCAATGTAAGATATGCTGTTTCCATGGCGTTTTATTTGGTCCACGATCACAATCAATAACTAACAGATCAATTGTTTTATCAAATGATACCTCGAACGCATCACCACGGATTGGATATGCATTGGGAACATCTTTCATATATTTTTTGAAGTTTTCGATACTATTATAGATAGTATCAACGGTATCCAGCCGATACCCATGTCCCTTTTTAATAACTTCATCTTCAATCCACATATCAATTGCATACACCGATGATGTTGGTGCATTCATTGCTAATACATATGTGACCAATCCATAGCATGGTCCCAACTCAACAATTGTGGAATTATTTGGTAGTGTTATTACCTCGTCATATGCTTTCTTTAATTCATCATTATTGTGCCAGCCGGGAATGGTTAAATTTATGAGCATTTACAGCAAATTCCAATTGTTTAAAGTTCAATAAAGTATGGGTATCTCGTGGTATCCATTTAAAAAATGAGATGTGATTCCTTAGTATATTTATTGTAGTTTTGGTTGACTAACATTTATTATTGCTGTATATAAATAATTCCATACAATGAAAGACAATATGATGAACATTAAACGCAAGTCAGACGGTCAATGTTTCACATTTGATTTTGTATCATATGGTCGTGGTGAATGGGCGATCAACTTAATTGGCGTGAACGGCCAACGCCTTGATGGGGCAGGAAAAATGCATGGTGACCCCGTGTATAATACCGAACGTGCTGCCCGGAAAGCCGCCCGCGAAACCGTCGATAATTTGGTTAAAACCGAATTTGGGTGGGTTCAGACGCAATAAAATTCCCGCATAGCATATAAAGAAATCAATCATTACAATGGAGAAAGACATGACAACATTAAAAAATGTTGTTGATAAAATCAACATTTCTGAAATACGACTCTTGGAAGAAACCGGCAATACGAAAAAGGTTCGGTTTGATTCCAAATTTGGCGCATTGCCGGTTAAAACAATGCACCAAATGTTCAATATCCCTAACGGGGATTTGTGTCTGTATTCAACCTCGTGGCAGACACGGGCTGATGGCACCCGGTTCAAATTGATGGTCTAACTATACCATTTTCGTAGCGAACGACCGGTTTTGACAATATTGGTTGGGTATTGCACTGTTTTTGCAGTGCAATACAAACCATTTGGATTCTCGGTTGATACCTGTTCACACCAGCGTTTAACAAATTTTAAGAATCCTGGTAGTTCTAATCCATAAACACTTTCTATTGCACTAAACACATATGAGGATGGGTTTTCAGAATTATAAAACTTCTGAATGCGTATGCGGCTCACCGGATTAGTGATGTTTGGGTCATTTTTCGTGACAAGATATGCAATCATTGCCCCTTCATCGACATCTGATTTGATAAAGTGTCTCTTTGAACCATCCACCAAAGATACACATGATTTCCAGGAACGCCCGGTTGACGCCCCTGCTATATCATAGGGATGCCGGGAAATGACAACCATCAATGGTTGTTCCAGAATATTTATTCCCTGGCGAAAACGGTCATTTGTAAATAATAGCAAACCATTGTTAAATGACTGGCGCAAGTTATCGATCAATTCAACATATTGATCATATCTTGCCGGAATAATTTCTTCTGCATCAACGCCTTTTCTAACCCGATCCAACACCCGAACCGCTTTGGTGAACATCTTCCCGATGGAAAATTCTTTTCCATCCTTTGAAAGAAACATGCCCTTTTTATATTTTTGAATGACCGTTGAATCTTGAAAATCAGTGTTAATGGGTATGTTTATGGATGAAAACAGCTTATTCCAAAACTCAATATTTTTAACAGTTGGTGCCCAATAATGTTCTACAAATAAACTTAGGTCATTGATATATTTCAGTTCTAAAAAAACATCTTCCATTACACGAATATCATTGAACTGCGACATATCATTTGGTGTAAAATCAAAATATAGTCGATATGAATTATTCCCACGTTGAAATTTCTTAAAACGTGCAAATATATCTTCATTTGTTGATCTATCCCAATTCTTCACATATGGTCGGGCCAGGGATATTGGATATGCTTCAAATAAGTCTGTTATTTTCATTTTTTATATTTGTCATATGGGTTATAAATTGAAAACTTCTTAACTACATTTGGGTCCATTTTAGCTATAAGATTAGGTGGCAATTCCGTCATACGGGTGCTATTATAATTAAATTCTTTAATCGCGGGGTTATCAACTAGTTTAGTAAAAAATATCTGATCGCCATATATATCATTACCGTTTATCACAACGGTATTAATTGTTATTCGTGTATCGTTGCCGATGCCGCTTATTAACGCATCTGCTGTTTTTTTTCCCGGTATTCTGTCAGATAACGATACTACTAATTTGTTAATATTAATTTTCGCACTAGGTTTGGCAAAGAAACGAACGTTTCTCATTTCAGAAATATTACATATATTAATGTCCCATACATTAACCCGCTTGAATTTTTCTGGTGAATTATTATGGAAAAATACACTATCAAACGAACCTATTTTTAATGTTTTTGGCACATGTCCGACGGAATATGTATCTTTACCCAGGGTAATATCCGGGTTTTTTTGCATTGTGTTCATCAGATCAATTACAGTGAATGCGCTTGATGTTAAAAACACCGCTTGTGTTGCTTCCGCGCCGTGAATTAACCCATAACCGGGATCGTTAAAACCATCGTAACCGATTTTTCTTAATATCGCGTTCCATCGTTTGGTATTAACATATGTATATTCATCAAATTCGCTAATCCCACCCGCAGCAATTGCTTTAGTGAAGCCCCAAAGAAAACCAGCAGGAATGTTTACATAATTTTGGTTTGTTCTTGCTGCACTTCTAAAACGGGCAATCATTTCATCGGATAAATTTAATACTGATTTCAGTTTGGCTATATCCGCTTCCAAATCACTTTCAGTATAATTTTTGATAAAATTAGGGTCTATATCGGATTTTAGAACATACAAATATTTTCCACCATGATATGGTAGTAATGATAAACCACGATTTTCTTTTGGATTGCTAGACTTGTTGTATGGTTCAATATAAGTGTCCCATACATCTTGAATTCGAAACGCATATATTCCCAATGGGGAATCATGATTATCTGATGATTTTGGGTAAATGCCAACTTTTTTTACATCAGTTGTGTGAATATAAGCCGTTGGATCATCTTTATATTGTTTTACAAAATCATACGCGCTTAGTTTAAAATTAACACTTGCGTTTCTTCGTTTTTCAAATAAATCGGCGATAAACATCACAAAACCTATATCTAGTGTCGTTTATTTATCCAAATGATAAGTTAAACAACACCTGATTCGATTCGTGTTTGAATTTGAACTCTATATTTGTATGTTCAGTTGGGGTGTATGCATAGAATACATCAGTCCCCAGAATAATATTATTGTTCGATAGCCAAGTTAACACCGTATCGAACTGTTCGGCATTATCAATATACACCGCGACGTAATGCCATTCCGCTAAATTTGACATTATTTACTTACCAAGAACACGAGTAAACAAATCACGGCAACCACACCAATTGCAATTAATACAATGTTGAAGAATACCACGAACAACATGATAACCCAGAAAAATGCCCATACGTATGCCATGGGATCATGTAACAAATCCCAGGTCAGTGGAATATCGTAAATCGCGGTATACAACACAACACCAACAAACCACCAGAACATTGTTTTTAATACAGGCATGTCATTTTTCCATTATGTTTATGATTAGGTTATCTATATGTTATCTGGTCCATGACATGTTTGCAAGGGTAATTTTGTTCAACATTAATTTTATAGAATCGCCCGATTGCGACTACTCCAATCGCCCAGCATTTCTTTCATCTTTGTGCGATAATCGGTAAGATATTTGGATAGCTGTGTTTCATTTTGGTTAGGATTATATACCAAATTTGTAGCATTGCTGGTGCCTTCAATATCAGCTACGATGTCGATAATTTCCCCGGTTCGATTATTTTTGATCCATACCCGAGGTGTAGGTTTACCATTGATAATAACAGTCCCAGCTACCGGTGAAACATCCATTTCAGTTTCAACCCGGATGATCACGGATGCAAACAATGGGGCCACGATACGCAGCGATGAACTAAGTTTTTGGTGGGAGAAAGGTTTGCCAATAGCCCAGTTTTTCCAATTGCCGATAACAAACGCTTCAATTTCTTCAATTAGCGTTACGGTTGATGCGTTTGAGGAAATACTTTCGTTGATGCCCATATTTGACATCGCTTCCTTCGCTTTGGCGACAAGACCATCAAACCCATCATATGCTTTCATGATCAACGCTTCATCATCGGTTTCCGCTGCTATAGTGGCATATTCCATGAATTCCGATAAATCACCATTAATCACTTTGCGTAAAATATCGGGTTCTGCGGCAGCAAATTCATAAACAAGACCCGTCAATTCTGCAATTTGATGATCGTTGAGACTTTCTTCTGTATCGTCGGTTAATGGGATATATTGTTCAAACGAGGGATCACTGTTCAACCATTTTGCCAGGGCAGTAACACTTCCTGCGGTCCCGTCCATCACCTTATGCTCAACAATGGTATAGAGATTAAGTTCGGTTGCGGTGACCGAATATACCAAAATCACCTTTCCATGCACCAAATGAAAGTGCCAAAACCCTTTTAATTTTCCGTTTTTAAATGGAGTATCTTTTGCGGACACCGGATCGGTTGACGTTTTCTTTTTTTCAATAAAATCATCAATTGATTTGGCAATACCTGGAAACCCACGCATATATGCTGCGCGGTCTTTAACAAATCTGTCTGTCATGTAAACATTACGTTCTGTGACACTTTCTGAAATAATATCGATATATCGCATTTGTCAATTTTCGCCTAATTATTTAAATTACATATTTACTTTATTTATCTGTATAAAATAAAACATGAATTGGGTGTGCTATTCTCTATTAAGTATAGATAACGCATAAAAATATCCATTAACATAACGTGCCATTATTTATAAAAAACGGGACACTGGTATGTCCCGTTTGATTAATGCGATCATCGATTATGTGATGATATTAATTTTTATTATGCCATCATCATAATTTACACATCAACAAGATTGTTCGGGTTGATGTCATTTATAAAACGACGGAAATTTGGTTTTTTCGAGGATGACCGCATCTTGTCAATTCGTTTGGTATCCCAAAATACATATGCCGTTTGGTCCACCCCGGCAGTGGCAAAATTTCCATTGAATCTAAACCCGACATACCCAAGATGTTTAAGTTCCCGAATAAGGGTAGTCCAGAAATCAGATGATTTAACCAAAGTGAGACCAAGATGGGTATGGTTGATAAAATTATCAAACGATGGATATTGGCCGTTGCCTCCAAAATTGAAGTCTTGCCACGCAGCAGGTGCCGGATTGGTCTTTACTTTGTCAATCCAATCATCAAAGGTATGAAATAACTCCATGTTATTAGCACTATATACCCCGGCAATCCGCAAATCGTGTTTTTTATCCTCACCGTAGAGATTGATTAAATATCCACGTAAAAAATGAATAAGTTTCATTGTCATTGGTGCATCGGCATCATATGTGTTATCCGCATACGATGCAGGAATATCATATACCGACACCCTAGCATTGCCGGTGTATTTTACAATATTGTAATGACCTTGGGTAGTTTTCACAATGCGATAGTCATCGCCGGATTGTTTAATATCATCTATAAGTTGTTTATATGATGAAATTAATATTTGTTTGCTTTTTGTTCGCCATATATTTTGATATTTCTGATTAAGTTTTTCTTCTGCGTTATGAAGTTCTTTGATGTTGTCATAACCTAACTTTTCTCGAATATCACCGATTTCAGACCATAACTGTAATTGAATTTTATTCTTTTCTTCTTCTATAATATCAACACACTGCGAATATAACCAATCTCGGATTACTCCGGTTCTACTTTTTCCATTCCGTAATTCATATCCAGTAAACACTATATCATTGTCATGTTTTGCATAATCACGGGCAACTTTTGAATTAGTGGTGAGATATATCCCTGGACCAAATAACGCAGTTGACGATGTTTTATCATTATCATATGAATCATAAGTAACACCATCACCACGATATAATCTAATATTTTCCTGGTCTTCATACAAGTTTAGTGTTTCAAATAAATCATGAATACGCATTAATATGTCCTTTAGCGCCGTATAATTATGTCGAATAGTCATCAACAATGCATTGATTAATATGTAAAAAATAATAGCTATAATGTTTTTTTATTTATCGGTATAAAATAAAACATGAATTGAATTTTAATTATCAATTAATTCTTTTATTTCAGAATAATCAATATCGTTGATCGAAATATGATTAAGACGCGGTTTTTTCAACATTGTTTTTGATTTTGAAATAAAATCTGCATCCCAAAAGACATATGATTTTTGTTTAATACCAGAAGTCCCATGATTTCCATTGAACCTAATACCAACATTTCCTTTATTAGTCATATAATGAATAAAACGTTCCCAAAACAATGCTGGATTATTCATCATCGTTATACCTGGCCCGGTATCATGTAAAAACTGATATAATGATGGGTATTCACCATTCCCACCAAATGCCTCATTTCCCAAATATGGTCGTGCTGGAATATCTTTTACCTTTTCTATCCAATCATTAAATGAATAATTGTTATTCCCATCTTGTTCTAATGAAAGATTGAGTTTTCCAATCATACCGAAATCATTTACCAAAATATCACGAATTATTGAAATAATACCCAAATTCATTGGAGCATCTGCATCTATCGTTTTGTTGACATATGATATTGGTAAAAGATATGTCGAAATATTACTATTAGATGTGTTTTGCACTATATCATAGTAACCTTGCGTTCTTTTAATAATTCTATAATCTTTTTTTCGATTTTTTAAATCATTAATAAATAATTTAATTTCTATATTTACATTTTTCTTAAACGTTTTTTTAAGATCATCTTCTAGTTTGGTTATGTCTTTAATATATTGATCGTTTTCATCATCAGTTAACTCTTTATATTTGTTTTTATCAAAACCATATTTTACAAAAACCGTAGACATTTTATTATTATATTGAGTATTATATTCTGACTTAATTTTATTGATCTTATTAGTTAATTCTTTTCTAACCCATAAATTGATTATTTCTGATCGATCAGATGCAATATGTTTATTTCTGATTGTCCTACCAGAAAAAACAATATCATCAGTATTGCTAGTATAATCTTTCGCAACTTTTGGTGATGATGTTAAATATATGCCAGGACCAAACAACGCATTTTCATCAGTTTTACCAACATCATATACATCAAATTTATTTCCATCACCTCTATATAATTTTATCATGTCACTAGGTGTTGAAACATTTTCTGAAATATTGTCACTCTGTGGCGACCACCCCCCGTTGTTAAAAATTGATTTAATTTGGTTGGCGTTGAACACAACAAGTGAAACCCCTGCTTCATCGTTCACCAATGTGCTATCAAATCCTTGGCGACGAAGATCATTGATGTTTTTTTTATCATCTGTTACCGATGCAGTATATGATGGGAAATGATTATAAAATAACGTGCGTTGTCTTGTGACAACATCCTGTAATGTTGGCAACTTCGATTTTTTACGTAAAATTTCTCCCTGTTCTCCGTGCAAATCATCATACAGATAAATTATAATCATTTTATGTATGGGATTGGTTGTATTATCTAACAATTTCTGTTCGTCAACCCCAGTCATTATGTCTGGCAACGAGTCAAACCATTCCTGATCCTGTTTTGATAAATCAAGGCCATTGATTCGGGTTGCATTAACATATACCGGAATAAGTCGCATGTTGCCCTGGGACTTTTTACCATTATCCCATACCCCGGCGATGCTCCCTGATACGGCTCCTTTTGGCGTAAACGAAAGATACACTCCGCCGCGTCCCCCAGCATTAACATCAAAGCTGTCAAAATCAGCGGTAGTTGCATGATACATGCGGATAGGATGCCCTGAATTATCCACCACTTTGCTATTTGATAACCACGATGTCCGGTTTTGAACGGTTTCATCAATGGTTGTTGTGTGGTTTATTATGTCCTGGTAACGCATTAACTTTGGTCCTATTATATTTGATGATATTTATCGCAACTCAACCAATATTGTTGATACGATTTATACAAAATAAAAGAGGCAAGTCATTAGACTTGCCTCTTTTTCGTCGATTCATGTTTATTAACATATCCCGAAATTAATCTTCATTCAACAACCATTTATGGTCAAACGGTTGGTATCCATAAACCGGGCCACGAAGACGCACCCGCCGTTTTCCAGTGATGCTGTTTTCCTGATAAAGATAGAGTGGCGTTTTCTTGCATGTTTTCCACGAAAACGGAGTCTTTAACTTGGTTAAAATCACATTAAACATGACTGTATTCCTTTGTTAAATGATGACGCCAGTGTTGATCCAATCTTGAATAACTTTACTTTCGTTTAACGGAACTACATGTTTTTGTGCAGCAACCGATTCCGAAAGTTTGTTTTTATTATATGGGCGCAAACTGGGTGGATTTGCCAAATATTCAGCACGTTCCTGTTCAGAAAGCGTTGCCAATACTGTTTCAGAAGATTTGACAAATTCTTTCCGTTCGGAAATGCGTTTATTGATAACGCGTTTCTGTATCTCTTTAAACCGGGGTTGGTCCATCAATCACTCCATATATGGAAATTATTCTTTTATTTATCTATTTCCAATATGGTTTGAATTCTGGATATACCGTCAAAAACGATGTTCCATGAAACTTATCTTGCACATCAACATATTTTTGAAAGGCGGGCATAAGATCGCTCCAATCCTCACCATTCATATAATTAATAACATTATCACCATTTTTTATCCAATAATCACGGCGTTTTCGCATACGATTACTAAACCATGGCGCATCGTCTAATGACTTAAGATTCTCCCATTCCTGGGTAACTTGTTGTTTTAGTTCTTTCGGTAATACCTTAACACTAATTGCACGGGGATATTGAACCAAACTGGTATGAAAATTACTACCAAGAGTGGCAAAATATTTAATAGTGTCAATCATACGAGTGATATTCATCATGCTTGATGTAAATGTCCCTGTCAACATAATATTTGGGAGAACACTCGCCTTTTTAATATTTTCTTCAACTTTTTTCAAGTTTCCGCCAACTCGCAAGTAATCATATATTTTGGGATCGGCATCGACACTGATACGGATGCTGACTTCTTTAAAATGCTTCCATACATCAAGAATGCTTTTTCCCTTATATGATAAAGTAGAAAAATTACTGTTATAATTCAAAGTGATGTGGTGGGCATGGGGGATCATCCGTTCCAGAAAATCATAATGATCCGGGTGATATAATGGTTCACCACCGGTTGTCATAATTTCAGTTAAATTTGGAGCCAGGGCAACAATTTCATCCATGATTTCAGTTGTCAGCTTAAATGTTGTGTTTTCAGGTTTAAATCCTAATTTCGTTTGTTGATCCATTAATCCTTTGTCTTTTGATAGGTTGTATTCCCACAGACTGCTATAATCTGGGGAACAATGTCTACACATAAGATTGCAAATATTATCAAATCTGATTTCGACTGAACCTATTTTGTTCAATGGATACGAACCATCATCGTTTACATTGGCAAGAATATCCGCGTCTTTGACGTTGGGGTAAATATCGTTTCTTGCACGATGCCGCAGACTTTCCGCGCCACTTCGTTCAATATCCCGACAGCTTTTACATCCGCGAGGTGATTTCCCAGCAATCATATCCTGGCGGATAGATTTCATTGCATCGTTATTCCAAACATCTGTCAATTTTTCAGTTTTCAAATCGCCAACCTGATTTGGAAAGCGCCAGCACGGTGTGACCTTACCTTTATGCTTGATATTCAAATGATGAAACGGCATCACACAATACACAGAACAGTTGTTTGACACTTTTTAAATCCTAACCAGATTGATAATCATTGAACCATATCACATCTGAAATTTCACACCAAATAAATATATGTAAACGAAAGGATATTAACGATGCGTTCAATCTCCGCTATGCTCGATTATGAAGCAAAACGTCGGCCTGAAATCGCACAATATATCGAAGATTTACCAAACATGTCATCCGATGATATAGACCAACTTATCGTTCCCTTGCCATGGTATCGCAAAGCGTTACACGAGCGAAAAGCAACATTGGAAACGAAGCGTATTGCATTTGAATTGGATGAAAAATCGGTATATTGGACTACTATTAAAATAATTGGTGACGTTTACGCATGGAACGGTCCACCAATGAATATACGCATTGTCAATGGTTATGAAAGTCAATTTGACATACGACCTGGGCAATTAATCTTACTAACGACAAGTGGTGATGCATGGTTCGAATCAATATTCAGTAAAACATTTGATATAACGCATATACAATATTTGCGGTTAATCAAGCAGAATGTTGATCGTGGAGAATATTTGCGTATGGTAAGTGAAGAATTACAAGAAACCTATCCGCATGCACCATTGATGATTGATCTGACAAATGGTCAGTCAAGAAGTCCACTTGCTTCTGTTCGTTTTAGTAGATAAAAAGGGGCGGACAATTAGCCCACCCCTTTTTATTATTCGATCATATCGTTTATCGCTAATGTGATAAAGTCAGATCGAGGGATTACATCTGTAACAACCGTGCCAAACTTGCGAATGCTTACGGTGTCATTTTTTTCATCATTTGGTCCAACGATGACCAAATACGGGATTTTGAATATCATATGATCTTTGACTTTTTTCGTCATATGGCATTCACGATCATCAACAATGGCTCGTTTGCAATCGATTGATGCCGCAATACTACGTGCGTAAACATCATTTTCCGGTTTTACACTAATGATTGCAAACTGCACCGGTTGAAGCCAAAATGGAAGATTTCCGGCATGATGTTCAAGCAGGATACCAATAAATCGTTCGAACGATCCTAAAATGGCACGGTGTAGCATAATCGGCGTTTGGATTGATCCATCTTGCGCCGTATATTTTGCACCCAATCTTGCCGGTAAAATCATGTCCAATTGCAATGTGCCGCATTGCCACTCGCGACCATGATGATCAGTTAGGGCAAATTCCAGCTTGGGACCATAAAATGCCCCTTCACCTTCATAAACATCATACGTCAATCCGGCGGTTTTCACCGCATCCGCCAATGCCGTTTCTGCTAAATCCCAAGTAGCATCATCACCGGCGCGCTTGGTAGAGTCGGTGGGCCTGGTGCTGAAACCAACCTTAACATTCGTGAAACCGAAATGCTGATATACACGCATTAACAGGTTACAAAATGCCGTTGTTTCCTTTTGGATTTGGTCTTCGGTGCAAAAAATGTGTGCATCGTCTTGGGTAAATTGGCGCACTCGCATAATCCCATCAAGTGCGCCAGATGGTTCATTTCGATGACAACATCCAAATTCAGACAATCGTATAGGTAGATTTTTATACGACACAATCATATTATTGAAAATCTGAACATGTCCGGGACAATTCATGGGCTTGATTGCAAATATTCTGCCATCACCATCGACATCACTTGCGCCGGTTGCAACGAACATGTTGTCTTTGAATTTGTCCCAATGACCCGTTTTGTGCCACAAACTTTCGTTGATTAATTGCGGTGTCTTAACTTCCTGATATTCCACCAATTGTCCACGAATATACTGCTCGATGGTATTATACAAGGTATATCCACGCGGATGCCAAAAGATGGACCCTGCTGCGTCATCCTGGACGTGGAACAGGTCTAATTCGCGCCCAATAGTTCGATGATTTTTTATGTTATTGTATGACATATAATGCCTATTAGCCTCCGAGTTTTTGCCCGCCGGAATATTACATACTTTCATCACATAAAGATAGTTTAAATGTTGCTACATCGTGAAAAATATCAACAATGACACCGCGATAGATAAAAAATGATTGTTAACTGTTTTTGAACAGGTTAGGTAATGAGTAGTAGGAGGTATATGCGATATGCAAGATGTGTTGATGAAACCGGTGCGGATCGTCAAGCGCATTATCGGAGTTTCGGACGATTTGCGTGAAAATACCAAATATAAAAATGGAAAAATGCCTATGCCAAAATACACTTCGATTCCTGAATCTGAATATATGTATCACTTTTGTTTAGGTATGATATATCGAAAGAAAAATGGTCATCCGGCTGATTCGGTTTTGTTGATGAAACAAAAACATCCGTCGTGGCAGGAAGGAAAATTTAACGGTATCCAGGGAGAAGTAAAAATAAATGAAACA